TGCAACCCAAGAAAACAGCCTCTCTACCTGGAGAGGATGCCCTCCACCCTGACCTTATCTTTATGCTGTTCTAAGAGACCAGCTCGGATAAGAGGGGCCCACCTAAGCGTTAGCTTTAGCTTAGGTCGCTGACCGATATAGCCAAGCGTTGAAAACGCTTGGGTTACCCTTGCAGGGGCTTCAGTAAAATACTGAAGAAGGCCAGCAATACTTCGTGGTGGGAGGCGAGGCGCCTTGACCGTAGGGTTAAGGCATCTCACTTCTTTGATCTGTAGATCTTGATTATATCTCGTACGAAACGCACGAGCGTCTTCAAGACCATCAAGATTCGACCACCCGAAGAGTCCGGATCTATGTTCGACGGTACGGATCGAGTCTCTGATCCTACCCGAGAGCGTCTTCCGCAAGTATTGTGCGACACGTATGTAACCTTTATCACAGAGGTTATGGTGCGTGTCGACAGCACTGGCGATAGATCCGGGCTTCGAGCCACATGGTACGTCAAGCACGTTTACGGTTGTGACATCACAACCCGCAAACGCGTCAACGCCGCAAGACTCTCTAAAATTACCATTGTAGAAAGTCTTGTGAACATTGACCTTGAGTTCCAAGGCATGGAGCGTACCAATGAGTAACCCAGTCGCTGTGCTTGGGACGACAATGTCGTCACCAAACACACGGACCTGGCCTTTGCAGTACTTGCGTATGTTCTTCAGGGTGATCCTAGCGTTACACGCGCGAAGCGTGCAGGCTAGGGCGACACATAAGAAGAAAATACTCTGAACTGGAAAGGTCGTGGCGTTGCCCATTGTCGAGTACTTACGCAAAGGGAAGGCCCTCGGCGTACGCTTACACATATCTTGCTGAATCCAGAGAGATCTGGAAGCTTGCATGGCTTGCAAGAGCATGGGAGAATGCCGGAAAAGGCGTTCAACGTGCCAGCACGATATGCGATCGGACGCTTCCGACAAATCAATTGTCGAAAGAGACCCGTCAATAGATCCCTTTAGAGCGAGTTCACCATTAGGGCGCTGGTCATCGAAACTGATGAACGCACCGATAAGGGTAGAACTAGTCCGCTTGTAGAAGTAATCCCGTAACGCCTGTTGGCAGAACTGTAAGTACGTTGGCTCGCACGCGATTAAGCGTGGCGTAGTCAACGTCTTTGGTACTGCGCGCAAGCGCGCGGGAATTTCTGCGAGAAATTCTCCCAGAACACCTTCAGCAAGAGGATCGGTATCACAGCACGCGTAGTTCGCAACAGCGAAATCCGCGAACGGAAATACCGACTCTAAGCGATCAGGCCAGTGTTTGAAATCGTACTTGTACGATCCGAACGACTGGTCGGACACTGCTCCAGGGCCATGCCTAAGGCTCCACTCGGCCGGTACGAAAGTACCAAGCAGGCTTGAGACGATGTCAGCAACGAGCTGTACATCTATCAAGATGCTCCGATGGTCCGATGGAAGATCAGATAAGCTAGCTTTCGCAGGCTGATCGTTTGCAGCAACCATATCAGCAAA